GCGACGTAGGTGCTCGAGGGAAACCTCCCGAATGGTAACACATTGTGTATCCAACTCGGTGACTCTCTCGAGGCGGCGGCGATGGCAAATCGCCGCCAGGTTTTTAGGAAAGAGATATCAGGCTTTTCCACCAGGTACGGATTGTACCTGGGAATGGAGTCCGGGGCAGCGTCCCAACCCTCGTCGGTTTCGAACAACGGAATCCACAAAACTAAGGTGGACCGTAGTTCTTGCCAACGAGCTACCATCTCTGGAATCGTCTTGCGTACGGCTCGGGCAGATTGCCAGCCCGTACCAAGTACGCGGGAACGCACCTTGCATATCCTACGGCAAACCTCCTGGATTGGGGGGTACTTAGTCGCGAGACTAGACCCGTCGACCCCGAAGGCGATGGCCATCTCTGACGAGATGCGCCGAATCGCCGACTGTCGAATTGTCTCGGGATCTCCGAGCGGGACCCAGTCAGGTGGACCAACAGAATTTGCAAGGCACGTCACCAGCTTCGAGAAGTCCTCATCAACTTGCTTTGCCGCCGAGCGGTCCAGAGCAGTTGAGGAGGAATCTCGCCAGACCCTCTCGAAAGATGCCAGATGGCTAGTCTGACCGTAGAGGATCGTAGCTAGTGCTCTCCTGTGAGATGGGGGTACACGCGGGTTGGCGGGGCCGGCTAAGCCAGCTCCGCCAAGCTCGCGGGGAAGGTAAGCAGGAACTCCGAATTTCTCGAAGACGGCTGGCAGCCGCCTTCTGAGAGTTCGGGAAACCGCGCGCACGGTCCGGCGCCGGAAGTGTCGGAGATAGTCAGTCTCCGCCACCCCGGCCAGCCACCAGTCCGGCGCCTCAGGGGCGCCGTGACCGAAGGCTGCGTCGCCCACCACAAGCCCTTTGAGAGGCATAGAGTGGTGGGCGCGAGCCCGGCTCACGTGCAAGATCTTAACGGTATTAACCAAGATCTTCATGCGGTTCTTCTGCCCGCCCTTCCCGCGAGACACTATTTTGTAGATGGGGACTAAACCATCCACTAGTGTCTCGTGTGTACCCGCGAAGTCCCAAAGGACTTCGAGGAAGACGCCCCGGTTTCGGGAACGGAAGTGTTTGCCCTTGGAGAACTGGGCGCCAGTACGTCGCATCGCTGCTTCGTACGCGTCCAGGCACCAAGGGGTAGCGATGCCTAGCAAGTCGTCGCCGCAAATGCGCGCGACGGCCTGCCTCGCTACTGGACCGTGATTTGCCAGGAGGGCTTGTTGCCAAGCCCAACCATGGTAGATACACAGGATGGACCAAGTCGTCGGTAATCCCATAAGGATTCCGCGCTTGGTCACCTTCGTCTCGCCATCGGGCCACGTCACCTCGATGGGCCCCGTCCCAAGACGGAGACCATCGAGTTCTGCCGGTAAGAATCGGTCGGAATCCTCAAACCCATCGACGATAGCTCTCGCTACGTCGAGGGGGATGAGGTCCGAAGCCGACTTCAAATCGGAAGACAAGACGTGGCCTTGTGCGCCGACGAAATCCACACCAACCTTCCTAGGCTCTCCTTCTCTGACGTGCTTGGTCAGACTCCATTTCTGGAGGCCAAGAGCAAGCCGTCGTCGAGCGAGGTGTCCAAGGACCAACGCGTACCGCTGCATGGCGGTCACGATGCGAACCTTGTGACCCCGCTCTTCGATGGTGACGACTCTACCTTTGGGATAGAGAGGCCACTCTTCAGAGTAGGTGGAGCCGACCAAGTCGAGCTCCTTGATGACATTATGCCAGTCTTCCGGCATCTCATCATGGGGCTCGTAGTAGGTCGGCTCGAAAGCCAAAGACTCGGATATGGAGCGTGTAAGGCCCCCCTCGTCACGTGTGCAGTCGTACGTCGCTGAGGTCCCTTGCGGGATCCCAGCCACGGTTGACCACTCAACGTTACGGGGGAGGAACTTGCACGCCCATCCAGTCGCGAAGGACCTCAGCGAGCTGAGGTCCTCCGGCGAGGTAACAAACTCGCTTAGCAAAGACTCCTTGTGGGCAACAAGGGCTTGGCGAGCGTGTCTCTCGCTCCCAGTAGGCAAGGCGCGGCCAAGCATGCTTAGCTGCGCCCACGCGTTCTGGGACTTCTGGATCCATCGAGGAGCGGACCTGAGTGCCCAGTGGGACGGGGTACGATTACGTACCCAGGCCTCCCGGCAAATGGTTGCGAGATTCTTCATCTCAGCAACCGCGCACTCAACTCCGCGACCCTCGGCGATCTGTCCGAGCCGTTTCCGAACGTGAAGATGCCAAGTCTTCACGTCAGGCCTGATATCTTGAGACCAAAGAGGTTTCGAAATGACAGCAGCCACGGCTGCGTCCCAGACGCTTCTCAGCATCTGGAGACGGGCCCCGCGCTTACGCATCTCGGAATCCTTCGATCTCTCCTTAGAACCACCCAACTTAGCGTCAGACCCGGATAACCCGGGGACTGAAACGCCTTCGTTAAGCAGCTCAGCCGCCTCCGGCTCCACTTCTGATTCATCATCAAGAATGGGGAAGCCGGTGGGGGCAAATGCAGCTTCGAAGTCACTGCAGGGCCCGAAATCTGCCAAGAAATCGGACTCCACTAATGTAGGAAACTGCA